ATCAGATCGCCCTGGTACATGATGCTCACATCACCACCAGTGGTCTGAACCGTAGGACCAATGGTATCCACACAAGCAGCAGCATCCCGATGGAAGATCAGGCCGCAGCTATTGGGGAAGGAGGTATTGGTGCCGTACTGGTTCTTCTCGTTGGTCGAATCACGGGCTTCGATGGAAGGGCCGGTAGAAGTACCGTACTTGCCAAGGAAGGGGATGTTGTTCGACTTATGGATCTTGATACCAGCGATCTCATACAGGCCATCGCCACTGTTCAGGTTGCCCTGAGTGTTGCCGATGTCACGGTTGAGGATATTGGTATCAACAGAGCTGATCAGGCTGTAATACTGACGAGGAGACAGCACAGCATGACGACCATCGCGGGGAGCAGCACGCTCATCCAGCACAGCGGCGGCCTCAAAGAAGCCATCCACCAGGGCCTGGGCGTTGTACTCGTTACCCACACCGAGGTTCACGGTGAAGCCGCCAGGCTCACCAGTCACAGGGCTGGAAGCAGTAGCAGCCAGGTCCAGCACACGGAAGATCCGGCGGTCATAGTGCTCAGCGAGGGCCTGACCGATCTGACGGCTCACAGGGCCGCGCAGGTCGTAATGGGCCAGCACTTCGTCCAGCTCATACATGAAGGCAGAGCTGACCAGCAGTTGGTCCACCGTGATGGTGGTTTCGGCCTGCGGGGGAGCACCATCGGTGCCAGTACCGTTACCCAGGATGGGGGTACCGGGGGTGTGGTAACCGGCGGTCATCTTACCGCTGTGGATGAACTGGGCCTCTTTTCCGTTGCGGAGAGTCCGGTTCTGGATGAGGTTCTTAGCAATAAGGTTATTGCGGAAAGCCTCGTACACTTCCCCAGTAAAAAGCTTAAGGAGAAGTGCGCGAGAATCACCAGCCTGGTTTACCTGACCAGGACGGGTAAGATTCACATTAGTCATTGTCTTGACAGAGAATTAGAGTCTTGAGATGTCCGTATTCTCTGGGCGTAGATCGCACTCAATAACGTCTAGAGCGTTGAGTGCTTTATAGGCACGTCGGCTGCCCAGATGAGGCAGCAAGAGCAAGAGGATGCGCTTAACCTCTGCCTTGTCCTGGACCGAGACTTTCCAGAAGGGCTTGTTCTGCTTGGAAGCGTAAGCCTTCTTGGTATAGTCATAGGGTCCAGTTACCTTAAGTCCAAGGGTGTCTCCCAGATCACGCATAACATCGTGGTCTGTCATGTTCAGCGAGACTTGAATGCTTGTGCTATTGCAAGGCTTCCGGTTGTTACCGGCTCTAGCCTGGAAAATAGTTATGCAACCTTCACCCTCGAACAAGCCAGCGGCCCATTCGATTGATCGTTTCACGTAAAACTAGTTTGGGTAATTACCGTTTCGTGGGGTGTCCTTCCGGGCCCACTGCAGCGGGCTGGTGTTTTAACGTGGTCCAAAGCTTCCACAAGAACTAGACCGGGGATCGAACCCGGTCCCCTCGATTAGAGGAGGTCTCCGGACCTAGCAAGTTTGGCTTCTACATCAAGGCGATAAGCCGGATCATCCCGATAGCGGGGATCAGCAATGGCCCGAGCAAGCTCTGCTTGGCTACGGAATCCAGGCTCAGCCTTGGGAGCACGTGCCCCCGTATAGACCGTTCCCTCGATCCCCACAGCATCCGCATAGCGGGACTTAAGGCCAAGGGCTGCCCAGTAGATGGCATCAGCATTGCCGCTGTTCATCACCTCGTCATAGGCAGACACCTCATCAGGGCTCAGGTTCTCACCCGCCCAGGCCAGCATCTGGTTGTAGTTGTCAGTGCCACCAACAGCCTTCATCACCCGATCTACATCAGCTTGTTGAAGGCCCTGCTGCTCCTTAGCCTGCTCCTGCTGGCTCTGGACATACTCTGCCCACTTCTCAACCAGGGTACGGCTATCGAGCTTTGCCAGCTCCTCAATGGTGTCTTTGGTTAGACCAGACTCAGAGTAGAACTCTTCATTTGCTTTCTGGAGGATTTCGACAACCTCATCAGCCTCTTCTTCCTCCCCTTGGTCTTGGTCTTCCTGTTCAGGTGCTTCTTCGGATTCGTCTGCTGGTTCCTCCTGAGGGGAGGCCCCCTGTTCTCCTAGCTTGCGCTGGAGCTCCAGGTAGGCCTTCTCAAGATCCTCTGCAGACTTGTACTTACCCGCATACCGGAGATTAGCTTCCTCGGTCTGACGGGCGCTCTCGTACCGCTCCTCTTGAGCAGCAGCCTGTTCTTCAACAAGCTTAGAGCCGACCTCAAAGGCTCTGGCTTCAGCAGCTTCACGCTCGCTGGTATCCAGACCATCAGTGGGGTCAATAGTATGAGTAGTGGTCATCAGTAGAGAGTAGTGCTAACAGAGTTAAACTTCGGGGTCACACGTTCCTTGGGACCGCCAATCTTCTGCTTGCCAATCGAAGGAGTGACTCGCTTCTGAGGGGCATACTTCTTACGAGGGGTAACCTCAATAGCCTCCTCAGATTGGGGCTTCTCCGCCTTCGGGGGTTGGGATTGTCGAGGGCGTTGCGCCCCCTTCTGGGGTTCCTTGGGTTCCATTCAGTGCTTCTAGGATTGTTGGGTTCTTCTGCGGATCCATCATTGGAGCGCCCGCAAGCTGGCCTGCCTGCTCCAGGAGGGCCTGTTGCTGGGCCTGTTGCTGGGCTGCCTCGTTCTCGGCCTGTCGCTCCTCAGGGGACTTCACAAGGCCCAGGTAGTCGATGCCAGAGGCGGCAGCAAGGCGCTTGATGGCCTCGTCTGGGTTCATGTAGCCAGGGATCGCATCAGGCCCAAGGGTCTGGGCAACCGTCTGCATGAACAGGATCAGAGCCTCCCGGTCCTGGCCACGTCCCACACCCTCAAGACCAGCCACCACAGTTGGGAAGACCACCTCTTTGGGAAGGTTGGGGAGCATCCGCTGCTTCTGGAGCACCAGGAGCTTGCGGCTTACATAGGGCATCAGCAGCTCGGTGGTGAGGTTGCCGTAGATGCCGCCTAGCTGCTCGTTGAGCTCCTGCTGGGTGGCCCTGATCTCCTCAGCCGTAGTCCGCTCTGACTGGCGCACAGTGAGCACCAGGAAGGCCTCAGACAGGCGCTGCGTGAGCAGGCCGATCATGTCGTAGGCCGTCTTGAAGTCAGCCGTCTTACCAACCTGGATCACGCCCACATCGTCGGGGCGGCCCTGGATGATGGCTCCATTGCCCGCCTGAGCGAGCTGGTTGGGCTTGGTGGTTGCTGATGGTGAAACAGTGAACACCACCTTCGCAGCCGCCGCAGAGCCCTCCACGATGGCCTGGGTGAGGGCCTCAAGGGACTTCAGATCCCCCAGGTACTCCTCGATCCGGCCACGCCCATAGTCCTCCCCATCCACCACGTTGAAGCGGAGTGGGAGCCAGGGGGTAGCCGACTTAGGGGCCTGGGACTTGCTGCCTTCGATGACAACGCCCTCGGCCTCCTGATGCCAGTGCCACTGCCCATCGCGGAACTTAGCCCAGGTATAGACAGCCACCTCATTGTTATGGGGATCCAGCCTCAGGTCAGCCACATAGCCACCACCCTCATCTCCGGTGTGGTTACCAGGGAGGACAGTGGTGGTGCTGTTCTTGGTCTTGGATTGGAACTCCTTAGGCAGGAACTGGCGGTCGATGGCTTCAACCGTAACCAGCTCGGTCACATTCCCCTCACCATCCCGAACCACCACATAGCGATCCAGGGGGTAGAGCTTGAGACCCTTCTTGCCCATATAGACAAGCACATTGCCGCTAACGACAAGGTGCTTCATAGCCTGATGAAGGATCACCCGGTCAGATGTTTCAGCGATGCTCTGCATCACCACCCGCTCCATCTTAGAGAGCACCAAGTCAATCTCAGATCTGGCCTGGGCATCCACATCGGGATCCTTTGCCAGTGCTCCATCACTAATCTGGAGCTTGAAGAACTTGGTGTTGACGGGGAACAATGCAAGCATCAGCTTTGATGCCATTACATTTACGCCTTTTGCCCCAACAGCCTGCCAAGGGGTCTTCAGTTTGCTGCCGCTGTAATGCCCAGAAGGGGGCAAGATATAGGGCACACTGAGCCTGGCACACTCGCGGGCTGAATCCAGGAACTGGGTCCTGTTACTGGTAAGGAGTGCGTAACGCTCCGCTGCAGTCTTTTCCATATTCTATTTACAGGGAGAGTTGAGGGCCGCCAATCGTCAGGCCCCGCCCAGCAGCGCCTCCACCGCCAATCGACAGAGCGCTGAGGGAATTGGATCGGGTCTGTGCTGCAGGCCGAGCAGAGCGGCCACGACGCACACGACCACGACGGTTAATGTCTTGAGGAGCGCCGCCAGAGAAAGCCTCTTCAGGCATCACCTGAACAGGAGCTGCTGGAGCCGCTGTCGCTGGAGCCCTATCCCCACGCCGAGGAGGCCGAGGAGGCCGCACACGGGGCAGCTCTGGCATCTCAAACCGGATCGGCTGCGGACGGGGCTGTCTGGTGGGCTGCTGTTGCTGCACGGGCTCTTGATTGATCCTCAAGCTTGCGATGAAGTCATCGCTGGTGTACTGCTTGATGAACTGCTTGGTGAGGTCTCTAGCGAACTTCTCAGACATATTGGTGAGCCACTTCTCAGAGGGCCGCACCTTGTTGAGTACCCCGATTCCTTCGTACTCCTTTCGTCCTTGCTCAAGAGTTCCCTCAAGGAAGGAGCCCTTGTCATACATGGAGTCATACTCCTGAGCCCGCCGTTGGTTAACACCAGAGCGGCTCATGATGTCTTGCCAGGAAGCACCCCTGAGGGCCATTGCCTGGGCGTAGTTCCTGATGTTCTGGATATACGAGCTAGCCATCTCAAACCCCTCCCAAAGAGATCGTCAGGGGATTGGTGAGCTGGGATGTCCCCGTAGCTCCAACAAGCTTCCGACGCTTGCGGGACTTGGGATTACTGCGAACAGTGGGGGCCTGGTCAAGACCTCCCACATCCATCATCCCTCTAGCCTTATTGGCAGCCTCTTCAGAGCGCTTAGCCAGCAGCTCATTCTGCTGGAGCTGCTGCTGCAGGGCTGCATCCTGGGCGTTCTGGGCTTTCCTGAACTGCCGTCGCTGTAGCTTGCTCTGCTGCTCGTACTGCCTTTCCTGCTGCTCAATCTGTAGCTGAAACTGATTCCAGGCAGCCTCTTGGGCAGCAGCGAACTGCATCTGAGATTGCTCCATCTGAGCCTCAGCAAAGCGCCTAGAGTCTTTGCGGGTTTGCTTGTACTCCTGGCGGCGCTGCTTCTCTTGTTGCTTTTGGAACTGACGCTGTTCCTTCTGCTCCTTCTTAGAGGGGCCGCCGGGGGATCCTCCTCCGCACATGTTGTTACTCTCCGTTCATTTCAGATAGTTTATGTTTGAGCATTCGCACCACAGACACCTGGCCCGCCCTATAGGCAAACTCCTTTTCGGATAGCCCATAGTCGGGAAACACATCTGGATAGAGCTGCTCAAGCTGGTCAATAAGACGCTTGAGGGCCCCTTCCGAGATGTCGGAGAGGCCCAAGGATTCGGTGATAATCAAGGGGTTTTCTCAGCAAACAAGCACTTGTCTGAGTCACAAGCAGCAGGGCCATAGCCTTGCTCACCTGTATTGAAAGCAGACATTGCCAGGTCGAAGTCGTTGGTGATGCGACGACTCTCTACCTCAGCAGACATCCGCTCATAGGTCTCCTGATCAATAGGCTCAAAGGGGAGGCGAGGGAAGGTCTCATTGGCATCGAAGCGAGCCAACAGGGCTGCTGAGATGTAGCCGTGACCACACTGTTCGTGGATCAGCTTTGCCAGGGACTCAATCTCATCCTCGCGGAACTCAAGCGTTGCGCTGGTGTTGTGGGTGGTGTAATACCGCTGAACCATCATGTAGAAGTCAAACTGCGCCTTGATACCAAACTTGTTGATGTCAAACTTGTCGCAGCCTTCGATGTTGGCCCAAGGGGTTTCCGTGGGGATCTCCACCAGCCACTCCGTACAGCGAGGATCGCGGGGGTCCTCCAGGAGGGCTCCGGTCTCGTCTCGGTCTGATTGACTGGGGATGATGC